TCGCTTGCTTTGTTCCAACTTGTTTTTGCAGCGGCAATACCTATTACTGTCAAGTCGTAATTTAATCTTTTGTTTATTAAATCGTATTTATTATTAGCTAAAAAATTATTTATTAATTCTTCTTCTGCAATTTCAACAGCTTGTTTGTAATTTAATTGCAAATGCAATTCAAGCTCGTCTTGATCTGAAGGTAAGCTATTTGGATCCGGTGTATTATATAAATTTATACCTAAGGTTCCTTTCATGTTTTCTAAAAACTTTTTAGCCATCATATCTCTAAGTAATCCTTGAGCATATTTAGTTTTTTTCTGTACTGAAAAAGGATCTTGTGCTGTGGCTTTTATTTCATATGCTTTACTAGATATACCATTAACAACAATATCAACAAATTTAGATATAACCGGTATTGGTTTCCAATCTAAATTTAAATAAGACAGATCTCCATTAATAGATAATTCATCTTTGTATTTTTGCACCGGTTGTTCACCTCTTGCATATAATCTTAAATTATGATATTTTTGCCAAGTAGTTCCCCATCTTCCGCCTGGCATTCCACCGCCGCTTAATCCGCTAATACTACCCGCTCCACCATTACTATTGAACCACTCGTACTCAATTGCTTGAGCCACCTGTCTACCATACTCTAAACTTTGTTTTTCTTCATCCGGTACAACCTGACTTGGAAAAGTACTATTACTATTAGTATAAACCATTTATTGTATTATTTGTGAATTTTCTCCACTATTATTATATCTCTTAAATCCTAATTCAAATTTAGGTTTTTCATAAGGAGTTGAAGGCGTATACATATGCTTATTACATGCCATTATAGCCAATCCAGAACTTATGGAAGCATCATGCTTCGTCCTATTATTTATATTAAATCTTGCCCAGTCTTCTAATGTTTTTTGGAAGTACATGTTACCATATGATCCATTTGTAAAACCAATATTGTTTTCAATATAAGTTTCTATAGCCGATGCGTGAGCTTGCATTATATCTTGTGATGAGTTTGGTATTCCACCAATTTCTTTTTCTGCTGGTGATAATTTATTCCAAACTTTATCAGGTCTATTAATTGAATAACCTCTGTACCCTCTTCTTTTTAAATAATAAAGCAATCTTGGTTTATTATTTTCTGCAAGTATTGGCATTCCGTAAAATACTAAAGCCATTAATACTTCTTCAAAAAATATTTCAGCCGTTTGAGGTCTTGCAACATATTCTAAAAAGAATTGATTTGGTGGCACATCTTCCATTGAAAACTTAGTTAACCCATGAAGTGCACCATTAGATCCTCTACTAGCATCTACTGTTCCTGATATATCATAACTATCACAGCCAAATGCGCCACAGTGTTCATTACCTGGGTACTTTAGTCCATTCTTTATTATTACACGATTTTGAAGATGTTTAGGTGGTACCCAAGAAATTAAAAATCTACCATCTTTATTTGGATAAAAATCTACAGTAGTATCTTGTATACCATTAGCCCATTGGAAGCTACCCCTTGTTAATACATTTGAGTTTCTTAGATCGTCGTTATAATCTATTTGCTCGTATATTCTAGTAAGATTAAATAGGGATTGTTTTGCTTCATCTCTAAAAGCGTGTTGTTCAGTTCTTGGAAATTGGCGGTAGTATTCATTTAAACCGTCTTGATCGCTTTTTAAACCATCAACTTCGTTTTGCCAATGCTCAATAACACCGTATTCTATTTCGTTTCCGTCAACGCCTTTGATTGGTTTTTTCGGAGTGTCGAAGACAGGTATGCCATAAGTATCAATGAATCCCTCGTACGACCATTCCATAGGTATGAACAAACTATATAGTCCTGAGCTAGTCTGGCCATTGCGGTTTCTTTTTGTAACATCTGAATCGTAGTAAAGTTTCTTAAAATTATCTCCCCCTTTATCTAAAGCATTTGAGGTTGAACCCATCATACACTTGCCAATAATACGACTACCTAATCGTAAACATGTTTTTGTAACACGCCAGTTGTTTAATATATTATCAGGTCTTAGCCATTTACCGCTTTCATCATGCACAAGAAGCTTTAATTTCTCACCGTCATAAGAGTTATCTCCTGTATTCTTCCAGTCAATTGTTGTGTCTAATCCGTCAAGTTCTTCTGGAGCGTCGCTATTATCTAATTTTCTTCTTGTAAATTTAGAAGCCGGCACTCTATACGCCAATTCTGTTTTAGGTCTATCCATACCATCTTGGATAGGTTTAAAAAAGAATGGGTAGTTTAACGATATTGGTACGACCTTATCGGTAAACATTGTTTTAGCATCCGATCCTGATTTAGATAATATACCAAATCTTGAATCGCTTGATATTGTTGCTTGATTAACCAATTCCGCAGACGACATAAATGAAAATCCAGAACGTCTATTTTTTAAATAGCACATTCCATAACATCTAGTATCTGCTTTACAAGCTTCCCAAAATATAAAAAATAATCTATTTGACTCTCTAAAATCTGGCGCTCCAACATCTATCTTGCTCCATTGCAAGTACATATAATGTGTACCGGTTATATAAGTTGGTATTCCATTGTTATTAAAAAATGCTCCTTCATCTCTTCTTTTAAATTCTGCGTCTACGTAATCGTACCAACGTTCTCTAAAGTGATCAGGATATTTATTCCAATCAAATACATTTTTTATTTTTTCAAGTTCTTTTGGGTAATCTATTTTTTCCCAATATTGTTCTTCTTTTTTATTAGATCTCGAATAAGAGTCTTCAACTAATGGCAAAGCAACTTTTAAGTTTTGTATTTCGTATATTTCTCCAATCTTACCGGTTTTGCTTATAACAATAACATCGTGCTCTTTGTTATAACCATATTTCCATTTATTATATCGGTTTTGTTGTTTAATTACCGATGCTTTTATATGATCCGGGATTATCCTAAATAAATTTTGTTCGTACATTATCTAGATCTCCCTTCTGCAAATCCTTTAAATACTTTTTGAGTATTGTCTTTTGCGTTTTCTTCATCGGATATTATACGCTCTTCAAGTTCTATTCTTGTAAGTATTTCAAAAGCATCAAATATAGCTAGCTTTTTTGTAGCCGCAGCATTCTTTAATTTGTCTGCTGCTAAATCATCTTCGCCATTATCTAAGATTGCTTCTTCAGCTACTTTGATGAGCTCCAATACTGCTTTGTGCCCAGCTTGGATTATATTCAGCTTCGTCTCCTTTATATTCATATTTAATTACAATATCATTAGATTTCATACAATACAAACGCTCACCTTCAATTATAAAATCAAATTCGCCATACGGAGTATATCCTATTAGGTCTCCTGGATTGATTTTAAGCTTGTTTAACGAGTCATTTCCATATTTTAGTATACCAATAAGCCTTTGCTCTTTATCAAGCTTTAAATGGTCTATGTTTTTTAATGGCTTAACAAAACATCTGTCTCCAACTGTTCTCCATTTTTCACCATTATTATATAAATATATTTGATCAAGTTCACAAAAATAAGAGTCTTCTATAAAATGAGCTCTACTGTTTTTTTGCTTACCTTTCATATCGTAAAACTTCCTAAATACATTATGATGTATTACGATAAGATCACCTTCTTTTATATCAGTTGAATAAGCCAGCGGAGTAGATATTACCACCGCTAGATTATTCACAGATTTAAAACTTTCAATTCGGGTATTTAGTATTAGGTCTTTACCGTCTACTGTAATTTTATTATCGTATCTGTCCCCTACAGGTTTCACGATAAAATTAAATACACTTTTCATTAATATTCTAAATCATATTCTACTGAGACAGCCATGTTATGATTAAACTTTTTCCATGGCATTACCTCATCGTCTTTTTTTATATAAACGTTATACGAGTGATCTTCATCATCCACTAATATGTATGCAATTTCATGTCCTCCATAAACCTGTTGGCCTACAGAATAATGCATTGCTTCGTTTTTATAGTCAACGCCTATACTTATTTTTCTAATTACAGAACTCATTATTCACTTACCGGAACTTCTTCCACGATTTCAGCATAAGAACCATCTTCTAAATTAATATTGATTGGCCCGTACTGTTCTTGTAATTCAGTTTTAAATTCTTCAATCGCTTTATTAACATCTGCAATTTGGTGTAAAAACCCATGTTTCTGAGTTTCTAATACTCCAATGTTTGTTAATAATGCTTGAAGATCTTTTTGTTGATTTACTACTTTTTCTAATTGTTCTGCTGTAATTTGTTTTACTACTTCCATGTTTATTTAATTTAATTGTTAATTATTATTTTTTATTTGTTAAGTTGGATAATAAAACGTCCAAGCATTACCATAAGTTGTTATATATTTATTATCCTCATCCCATCCTGTGAAATAAGGTCCTAACGCTATATTACCAACATTCATATCTGTAACATAAATATTTGTTCCAACAGTATCCCAAGCTCCGCCCGGAAGGGTAAAAGCATATTCTTCCCCTAAATAAGTGTTTTCTGAACCAGACCCTACAATATATTTGTCAATTTGAAATTGAACGGAACCCTTTCTATATAAAGGCGTTCCTGTTTCTTCCTCTTCAAATTCTATTTCATATTGTACGGTTACAAATAAAGTATTTGTACTTGATTCAAAGTTTACTTCACCTAATGATTCAGTCGCAAATAAAATAATATTAAATGCATTTTCTTCTTCGCCGCCTCCTAATTCAAAACTAAATGTTACATTACAATCATTGCATCTATAATCAACATATCCAATTTGGAATGGGGACGTAGGAGCATCGTGTTCTTGAGGTCCTTCGGTGGTATCAGCAACCCATCCGTAATTTCCAGACTGCGTATTAACTCTATTTCCTAATCCTAAGGAATCTATATTATAATAACCTGTAGTATAATATTCTTCTTGAATACAATCGTAAACATTGTATGATACTTGACACGCTTGGTAAGCTTGTCCAGAAATTGGTATTAATTGATAACTTTCCAGGCCTGATATTATATTTCCTAATAAAACAGTCTGATTAGTAGCTGGGGAAAATACATAGTCTCCGGTATTATATAGTCCTGGGGCAATTAATACCGTTGCCATATTTTCTGGAATATAATCAGGACATACTAAATCAATTGCAAAATTAACAGGACACCCTGTATAAACAGGCCCTGATATTGTTAAAAATTCGTCGCTTGGAGTTGACACAATATTACCTAATTGAAGACCGGCAAGATAACCTAGTTCGTTATTATACGCAACATAATCTCCAGTTGCATAAAGTGAGGTGTCTACTAATTGTGAAGTGGTTCCAGGCGCCACAGTTCCGTTGCAAAGACTAGCAATTTCAAAATAACCCATTACAATAGGTGGTCCGGCAGACGCACTTGCATTAGGCCAACCAATACCTATACCTTGACCCCAGCCCATTAGTAAAGTGCTACTATGTCAGAGCAAGTTGTA